TTGACTACTGGCAAGCCTTCGCGCCGTTTGCCGACGACGGCGACACCAACTGGCTGCTGACCAATGCCCCAGAGGTGTACCTGTGGGCGACGTTGGTGGAGGCCAAAACCTATATCGAAGGCGACCCATCGAAGGAGCTAGCCTTCTATCAACGAGCGGTCACGCGGCTGCGGCAGACTGAAATGCAGGCCCGTTTTCCTGGGCCGCTGATCGTCCGACATGACGGAATAGTGGCATGAGCACATACATTGAATCCTTCGATCTGGTCAACGATTCCACGTTCGGCAAGCGCCTGCAGATGGCTATGTGGATCGGTGCGGCGGCCATCCTGGCTAACGCGCAATCCTCAGCCGGCGCCAAGACGCTTGCGCGCAATCAACTCAAAGGGCCGGCAGAAACCGACCTGGCGCGCAGGCTGGCGATTCGGTGCGCAGCGTCCGGGGTCGAGAAGGCTTCGACAGACGCAGAGATTCAAGCTGTGGTGAACACCATGATCGCTGAACTGGTGGCCTGATGCTGACTTTCCTGCCCGATGCGCTAGACATTGCGCCCGAGGTGCTGCAGGCAGTATCTGCGGTGCCTACGCTGCGCGGGTACGGCACGCCACCGAGCGGGATTGATCTAGGGGTCGCGGCTCTGTCTGGCACGTCATTGGGCGGTGCGCTGCTGTATACCCTGAGCGGAGGCACGCGCACAATCGTCGGCAGCGCGGCCAAGCTCGAAGAGGCCGGCGCCACGGCCTGGACGGATGTCACCCGCACCGCGTCTGCCTATTCCGTCGGCGCGAATCGCTGGCGGTTCGCTCAGTTCGGCAATACGTCGCTAGCAATCAACTTAGCCACCGTACTGCAGCAATCGGCTAGCGGAGCATTCGCGGACGTTGCCAATGCACCTAAAGCTGCACTAATGGAGGCGGCTAGTGGGTTTGTGATGCTTGCGAACACTGATGACGCCAGCCTAAGCATCTCGGGCGGCCCGAATGCGGCGCAAGAACATCGGTGGTGGTGCTCGCAGATCTTCAACCCGACGGGCACCTGGGCGCCAAGCGTCAGCACGCAAGCCACGACGGGCCTGCTTGTGGAGACGCCAGGCGCTATCACGGCGCTGCGCCGGCTGCAAAGCGAGATCGTGGCCTACAAGGCAAAGTCGATCTATGTCGCGCGCTACGTCGGCAGTCCGGTCGTGTGGCAGTTTCAGTGCGTGTCCACCGACATTGGCTGTTCATCGCATGAGGCGGTGGTTGCGGCCGGCACGGTGCACTACTTCGTCGGCGACGACGACATCTATGCGTTCGATGGCTCGCGTCCGGTGTCTATCGGCAAGGGCATCAAGGAATGGTTCTTCGCGCGACTGAACCGCACATACATCAGCAGCATCCGGGCAATTCACGACAGGGTGAATTCGCGGATCTATTGGTTCTACCCGACGACCTCGGCGGCGCTCACTTCGTGCCTGGTCTACCACTATGACACGCAGCGATGGGGCGCATTCGATCTGACCATCACTGACGTGTTGGAGTCGATCACGTCGGCCATCACCTATGACACGTTTGCGGACAAGTTCGGCACCAGTATTCAGTACGATCAGATCCCCACGGACATCAACTACAACTCGCCGTATTGGAATGCGGCGACTCCGGTCCTGAGCTACATCAGCACCGCGGACAAGATCACCGGCCTATCCGGCACGGCGTCCGGCGCCAGCATGACAACGGGATGGTATGGGTCCGAAGATACGGTAACGGTCTGCACCCGAGTTCGGCCGCGCTATAGGACCAAGCCTACAGCAGCGACGATCACGCCATGCTCAACGTTTGATCTTGGGGGCGCTGCGTATTACGGCCCAACATCGTCTATCAACGGCGACCGCTTCGACGTGCTGCAAGCCGGCAGGTATCACCGATTCGCTCTCACATTCACGGGCGCGATGGAAGTCGAGTCGCTGGTGCCTACTCTCAAGCCGCAGGGGCTGGAATGAAGCGCGTCACCCCACAACCGATCCTTCCCCGCGAGATGGGGGAGAACTGGCAGGGTGCGCTGCTGCGGCTGCTGCGCGAATACTCGGACGCCATCAACCAAGCGGCAGATCACCGGCTCTCAGAGTTTGTGTCGATCACTGGTGCCTATACGGCCGGCGAGAACGATCACGTCATCTTGTGCGCTCCTGCGGCGCCGTTCACTCTGACCATCCCGGCAGCGTCAGTCATGCGAAACAAGCGAGTCGTCGTCAAGCGCACGAACAACACCACGCACGTCGTCACGATCCAATCGACAAGCGGAAATATCGACGACGCGGCATCCGTGACGCTCACGACGGCATATCAACCGCGCGAGCTATTTTCCGACGGCGCCGACTGGCACCTGATTTGAGGTAAATCATGGCAAATCCATACGGTTACGGACAAATCCCCATGCAGGGATATGGCTACTACGAACAGCAGACCCCCGCGGGGTCGTTTGCGGCCGCGAATCAGCAGGGCGCGCGAGCGTTCGGTGCCAATGCCTACAACACGAACAATCCGTACATCGGGCAGCAGTCGCAAGGCATTCAGGGTGCGCCTGGCGTCATGCAGTATGCGCAGGGTGCGCAGTACAACAACCCGTATCTGGGGCAGCAGAGTGAGCGCAGTCAGGGCGCCGGCCAGAACGCCTATGCCGGGCCGAATCAGTATCTAGAAGGCGCCATCGGCCGCGCGGCTGGCGACATGCAGCGCAGCTTCAAGCAGACCGTCGTGCCGGAACTGGATCGCATGGCGCAGCAGTCAGGCAGCTTCGGCAACTCTGGCGTGCAACAGGTGCAGAACGAGGCGTATCGCGACCTGGGCGAGAACATCGGCAACGTGTCGAACCAGATGCGAATGCAGGACTACACGACGCAGCAAGGGCTGGCGGAGTCGTCGCTCAATCGCGGGCAGGCGAACAACCAATTCAACGCCGGAATGTCGGCCAACGATCTGTCACGCAACCTGGCCGGCGGCTTCCAGGGCAATGCGCAGAACAACAACTATCTGATGCAGGGTGCGATGTTCGACGCTGGTAACAACCTGCAAGGGCAGATGTTCAATAGCACGCTCGGCAACAACGATTTGACGCGCAATTCCAATCTTGCGCAGGCTCAGGGGCAGTTCAACACTGGCGCGCTGAACACGAACAGCATGTTCAACGCCGGGAACATGAATCAGAACAGCATGTTCAATTCCGGGCAAGGCAACGCCATGAACATGTTCAACGCTGGTGCCGGCAACGCCATGCTTGAGAACTACCGCAACCGGCAGCAGAACCAAGGCCAGTTTGACGCGAACCTCGGCAATAACCGCTATCAGTTCGATCAGTCGCTTGGAAGCCAAAACCGGCAATTCGACGCCACGCTCGGCCAGAACGCCTATCAGTTCGATCAGAACCTTGATCGTGGCATATGGAATGACAACATGGGATGGGCGAACCAAGGATTTCAGAACACGCGCGGCTTGATGAATGATGCCTACAACTGGGCCGGCGGCGGAGTCAATGCGACGACGGCAGAGCAGAACACGCCGATGAACTACTGGCAGCAGTTCGCTAACGCGGGCAACGCGGCCGGCGGCCAGGGTGGAACCGCCACCAACTCGCAGAACATGCAGGGCAATCCGTACCTAGGCGCGTGGGCCGGGTGGAACATGTTTGCACCGAAGCCTTAAGGACAGACCATGACCTACGAAGAAATCCTAGCCTACCTGGAATCGCTCAAGGGCACGCCGGTCGATCTGCAGGCGCAGATGCAGGGCAACCCTAACGAGGTGAACCCTGTTGCTCGCGGCGGCAGTAACGTCGCGTGGGGCAACGTGCCAGGGCTCGAGCAGTTCTACTCCTACGATCAGGCGAACAACCAGGAGAATTTCAACCTGTCGGCGGCGCTGCCGGAAATCCAGCGGCTCGGGTATCAGGTCATGCAGGCCGAAGACCCCGGCGCGGAAACGATGGCGTCATGGGTCGCAGGACCGGACGGCAAGCCTATCGCGCAGTCTGCGCACCTGACTGGCACCAATGACGATGCGTTCAAGCTCGCCGCGCTGGCCGCGATGGGCATTACCGGCGCGAACATCATCGGGGCCGGCATAGGCGCGGGCGGTGCTGCGCAGGCCGGCGGCGCAGCGGCTGCACCTACAGGCATGACGGCAGAGCAGGCGGCGATGCTCGCGGCAAACTCTCCGGTAGGCAATGCCGGAGGACTGGCGGCATGGGAAGCGGCGCAGGCCGGCGGTGCCGCAGCTGGTGCCGCAGGGGCCGCAGGGGCCGCAGGCGGTGGCGGCCTTCTCGGAGCCGCAGGACCAGCCGCAGCGAGCGGGCTTCTAGGCGCAATCGATCCGACTCTGCTGCAACTCGGTGGCGCTGCACTCGGTGCCGCATCGTCGCAAGATCAAGAGCAGACGACGACCACGAAAAATGAACCGTGGGGGCCGGCGCAGGATTGGATCAAGAGCAACATCGCGGCCGGCCAGGCACTGCAGCAGAAATACACCGATCAGCCGTTTTCGCCGGGCCAGCAGACGGCATACGGCAACCTGTACGGACTGCTGAACAGCTTCAATACCGAGATGCTGCCGGGCCTGCTAGGCAACGCGAACGCGATGTCGCAGGGGTATGACAGGTATGCACCTAAAGAAACGCGGAGCAAGCCGAAATTCGGCGCCGTAGGGTCAACGTGGGCGCCGGGCCTGCTGAAGTTCGGAGGTTGAGATGGCAGCAGACGTAAAGACGCACCTGTATGAGTGGAGCACCACCGAGGGCAGCAATCTGCCGGTGGGGTCTACGGTTGTCTCAACCAATCTTGACGACAACCTGCGGATGATCCAGAAAGTCGTCCGTGACCTGTCGGCGCCGACGACGCTGGCGGCAGCGGGGACGACGGACCTGGGAAGCAAGGACGAAACCTTCATCACGCTCACCGGGACAGCGGCGACGATCACGGCTCTCGGGACCGTGTCTGCCGGGATTTACAAGTGGGTGATCTTTAACGCGGCGCATGTGCTCACGCACAATGCCACGTCGCTGATCCTGCCGAGTGCTGCGAACATCACGGCGGCCAGCGGCGATGTAGCCTGCTTCGTGTCTCTCGGGTCCGGCAACTGGCGGTGCGTGAGCTACACCCGCGCGTCAGGGAACAACGTGCTCAACGCCTCGACGTTCGGTGACGGCACGGTTGGCGCTCCGAGCGTCACCTTCGCTGCTGATCTCGATACGGGCTTGTATCGCAGCGGCACGAACACGGTCAACGTTGCGGCCGGCGGCGCGTCCGTTGCTTCGTTCGCTGCGGCGGTTGGGATCACGCCGACGACGACGTTCACGGTGAGCGGCGGGACCACGATCACGTTGACGCCAGGCGAAGGTGGCGCACTGACCATCAACCCGCTAGGCACCGGAGTGACCGGCGGCGACATCAACTTGATTTCTGGCGCTGGCTCAACTACAGGCGGCACGGTCAAACTTCAAGCCGGGGCAGGCGGAATTACATCAGGCAATATCGACTTCTGGCGCAACGTCACCAATAGTCCTGCGCTACGCGTCACGGACATGGGGCATTTGGTTGGCATTTCCGGTGGGAGCGCCGAATACGCGCCGACGATCACTTCAGGTGGTGGCACATCACCGACCATTGTCGGATCAGACATGGCGTTCAAGATTACTCTTGGCGCAAGCCCGTCTAACACTGCGATCGTGGTGGACTTTTATCAGAATTATGCCAATGCGCCGATGGTGATTGCGCAGTATCAGAGTGATCACATTGCGCTGCGGGCGGTGGCGACTACTTCAGGTATCACGATCACACCAGCGTCTGCTATGACTGAGAACCATGTCATTGATGTAATCCTGTTCGGCAGGGAGGCTTCGTAATGGCTATCGACTTCAACGCAGACCAGAACCGCATGGGCTTGGCCTTGTTGGCCGCTGCCGGGCCGTCTGCGCGTCCCATGTCATTCGGGCAGCGCATGTTCATGGGCATGGGGCAGCATGATCAGTATCTGGCCGAAAAAGAGCAACGCGAGCAACTGCGCAAGGCACGCGAGGCGCAACTGGCGTTCCAGCAGATGCAGATGTCGCAGATGATCCAGCAGCAGGCGGAGCGCAAGGCGGCGCAGGAGCGAGCCACGGCCATCG